ATGTGATAAACAAAATACCAAAAGATAAATATAAAAATATTTTCAAAGGTGCTTATGAACGACCAGAAAAATATATACCAAAGAATAAAACACGAAAAGTTAAAAAGGATTATTTATAAATCTCATTTCAAAATGGGCGTTTGAAATGAGAAAAGGTGTAATAGACGCTATGATTAGTGATATCCCATCTGGTGGAATTGGTGGAAACCAACACTCACATTCACCGGGAATATACGGATCTGGTACACATGGTTCGCATGGTTCATCCGGCGTATTTCCACCTGAATCATCACATCCAGGACATGGTCCCCAATGTCCTGGAACTCCTATAATAGCCGCAATGGGTACTCCATTTATTGATTGAACATTCAGCAAATCTGTTGTCACATTTTGGCTGTTTATATTTGTAGCATTAATAGTACTCATATAAAAAACAAATATAATAAATACTATTTTTGTACATTATCATTTGTACAAATAGTATTTATCTACGGAACGGGAAAAGGTCTTTGGTTCTTTTGAACCACTAAAGGTTCAGGTATTAATATAGGACCCCTTTCAAAAAAGTTTGCAGTCTCTAAAGTCTTCAATTCAGGTACCAATGGTTTTTGAGGATTCACTAAATTGGTCGAATTAATACCCAGCAAAAATGATTCTATTTGAACTGCATTATGAGACAACTGATTCCATGGAATTTGACCAGGATTCACTCCATTCCCAGGAAGACGTGTATTATAAGCCGCCCCATATTGTGAATTTGGATACAATGTGTAATTTTCATTATCCTTATATTGTTTTTGTTCTAAAAAATAGTTTCCAGGAGTATTTATATTTTGTGTAGATGCCATTATAATATACTATAATAGAATATTTACTAGATTTTTATTTGTTTGTTTTGTTTGTTTTGTTTGTTTATTGCAAACTCCTTCAATTGCTTCCAGCAACTGCGGAGTTCAATCACTCACCTTCGACACACTTCGTAGCGTCTACGGCTCACAACAAAATTGTTTTCAGTGCATTTATATTCATCTCTGATATTTCTCCCGTTTCTAAAAAATCACAAATGCATCGATGTGTGATAAAAAAATAATTATATGAAAACAATACCATAAACCCGAGTTCTTCATCTTCGCTTACAAATTTACTTGCTGCCGTAATCATACATTGCTTAAATTCTTCATGGCGAGACATCTTACTATACACGTATGTAGTCACCTCGTTTATTTTATTGTCATCAAATTCGGGAATATTGAATATTTTCAAGTATTCATCTTTATATAAATAATCAGCCATATCTTCCAATCCTTCACAATCTTCTAGATTCACTTTTGGTTCATTAATTGATTTCATGAGAGAAGAATCGTAATAATTATATGTGCAAATAAATTTGGAATTGTACATATAATACTATTTTTGTAATATTTAAGTTCTTTGTTTGTTGATTGCTTACTTTTGGTTGTAATACTCACGATCTCTCGTCAACTCACGAGATGGAACACCTCCACGGATCCACCCTTCTGATGCGACCCCCTCCACACAATAAGCGGGGTTGGTCATTCTCTCCTTTATATCTGACAACAAAGGCGCGTTTTGGTATTTCAAATAACTCTTTTCCGACATTTGGGTAACCGATCGGCGGTTGGTTAGCATCTCTCCTTGCTGCATTTGTGCTTCTAAAACAGGATCGACTGAACCGCGTGCCATGAGGGGAGTGGTCGCAAATGGGCGTTGAAATAAATCAATGCGACATCTGGGATGTGTCTGAATAGTTCCAATCAACAATTTAGATGATTGATCCACCATACACCCACCACTTCCTACACTACTAGGACCATTATAATTTATACCAGGTTGGGTGCATGCTAAATTAATTGGTTGACGCATAGAGCAATCATTCGCAAAATAATTTTGGAGCAAATAATTGCATTGCGATATATTTTGAATAGAATTTTGGTCTTGATTGCAAACATCGTTTCCTATGCGACTCATGTTATCAAATGTATAGTTAGTCACAAAAGCCATTTATATATATAATACATTATTTTTTACTAAAGAAAAATAATATATTTGTGTTGTTTGTTTGTTTGTTTGGTTGTTTCCTCCATACTCCTAAATAAGTAAATAACGTGGGTTGTCTCGTAGAAGAGCAAATTGGTTTCCTTCTTTTGCAGAAATCATATCACCATATAAATATTGGCTGAAACTCCCTTGGTCATTACACACTTTTGTATTAGGAGTGCTGTAAAATGACCACTGAGATTGATCAAATTCAAATTTCTCCCCCAAATCGCCATATAATTGTTTATTTGTACTCTTAATAGTAGGATTCAACATTTGCACCATTTTTTTGGTAGAATTATTTATGTTTTCATACACTTCGGTATTAAAACTGGGAGGCGCTGGCAACCTGTCAGGCTCATCCCCTATTTGTGTAAGAAGCACATTGCTTAATGGATTTTTTTTACTCGTTTCTTGGAAATCTGATTTTAAATATGTATCCAATGTTGCGGGATTTAAAATGGTGTGTCTACTAGGCGAGGGTACATTAAATCCGTTAAATTTCTCCATTCCAATCATACCTTCCTTGCTAGATAACATTTCTTTCATCAATTTTTGTTTACGATTGTTGTATAAGAAAAAAATGATCACCAATGTAAGAAGTCCCACTATTAAAAGTTTATAAGACATAGTAAATAGAAATCCTAAAAGAGACAATAGGATGACTAATCTACTAATCGCATTTAGTTTTTCTTCATTTGTCATTTTTTGAGTAGGCCATAATTCAAATATATAATCTTTGTTTAATAGGACCGATGGATCATTTGACCAAAATGGCGTTGTCATTATTATATATATACTATTACTAAATTTTTATGGTATTATTTTTTATTCTTCTTCTTCTTTTTATCCGATGTGCTTGATTTTGCAGTTGCTATTGCTGTAGCAGTATTGGGATTGACAGCAGATCGTGGGGTGCGTTCCACCTTGTCTCCAGTGCTAAATACCGAAAATAATTGTTCGTCTGTCAATATATTAGCGTTCGGCTGCTGTTGCTTTTGCATCTGTTGTTTTTGTTGTTCTGCTGCTAAAGCCGCTGCCAAATGTTTCATTTCCATTTTCTTTTTTAGCCTTTCTCTCGTCTCAGCTGCTTTAATATTGCGATTTAATAGAGCCTCTGTAGCATTAGTATCTACTTTTACGTTTCTACCTAAACCAGCAGCACCATCTGCACCAACGCCAGCACCAGGCATATTCATACCCATTTTACTCAACATAGATTGGATATTTCCCATTCCAGGCATATTCTTCATTTTATTCATGATTTCACTCGCCTCGGCCAGTAATTCACTTTCCTTAATTTCTCCTGATTTTATACGTGAGTCTAATTTATCTCCTACATTCTTCACAAGCCCCATCAACTTCCCTGGATTCTTAAATAAATTTTGAAATATATCATTTACATCTTTCGCGTTATCCATGTTAATATCTAAATTGCCTGCGGTTTCTTCGGCTATTTCACGTGCCAAATTTCCCAACTTGCCATCTAACATTCCTGTAATGTGACTTTGAATGTCATCCGCGGAAGGCATATTCTCCATATTGATTCCGGATTTTGCGCCAGTATCTGTACCATCATCTTGACCATGATTCTGTGTTGTCTCGAACATCTTTTGCATATTCTCTAGTGTTTCCTCTAGTTTACCTTTAAACTCATCCTCATTAATGGAGTGAAATAACTTTGCGGTATCACCGAAAGCATCTCTATTTTTCACACAACCAATAATGGAAATTAAAATCAATTGAAGATATTTCCAAATAGTTTCGCGAGTGCTATCACTAATATCGCATTGCCATAAATATTTAAAACTGATCCCAGGTAAGAACTCTGTGTTAATTTCAGACTCTTTTTTAAACATGTCTGTGTTTTTATATAAAATATCAAAGAACCTTTCTGGAAAAACTATCAAACAATGCTGAAATACGGCGTCTAATTTTGCAGCCGTGTCTGCTTCAATAGCAGCTTCCATTGCATCTATATCTTCAATATCATCTCCCGCTTTTGGCTTCCACCATTTATTAATAATAGGGGCATATTCTGGAAAAGTATTTGTAATATCTCCAATGAAATCCTTTACTATTTTGTGGAATTCCTCTGGCATTTTGGGGGCGGCATCAGATTGTGATTTTTCGTCAGACATTTCTATATGTTTAATATAAATGTATCTATTTATATCAAACTTGAATAAAATATTATATTTTTGTTTGTTTTAGTTTGGGTTGTTTGGAGGAAAACTTCGGCTTGCTTGCAAACCGAAGTTTTCTGATTATACTCCGTAGACATGCAAAGCATTGTCGAATGAGTATATTATAATGCATGGTACATATTCGATAATTTCTTCAAATTCTGAATATATTTCATGGTTTTTGTTTGATCCGCCGTGCTCATTAATTTAATGGGACTGCGTAACCTATCTATTGCTTCTACTATTTTATCAGAATTGTCCGCATTCGTCAAATCATCTCCATAATCTTTGTTAACAAAAAAACTAATATCCCCAGCTTCAATTTTATCATTATATTTATTAACCACATAACTTTGCCAGATTTTAATAATCATTTTTGGGTTTGCTTTTCTAATCAACGCAAATGAATTTTTAGCTGCTAATATATCTGTGTTTTCAGGGACAACAGAATGAATATCATTAACAAATTCCATAAAATGATCATTAAAAGCAGTCAATATTGTCGCCATTTGAGTTGCCATTTGCTATATGTTATTTTTAAATTATTTTTAAGTTATTTTTACATTTATGTTATTTTATTCTAACATGATATATTGAATCATCGTTATCGTAATTTGTTCTTTAGTTAGAGGAGGACCATTTTCATCATCATCATCAAATAAACCATCTAATTTATCCATATATACGCATATTAAACTAACTATTTGCTGCAATAATTTATACAACTCGTCATCGCTCAAACCTGTATAAAATTCTGTTCTGACTGTTTGTATTTTATTATATAATGGTTCAGTAGTATCCACTCTAAAACCAAGCGTCTGGCGTAAATAAAGAATATTTGTAAATAATACCACAAATATTTCTCGAGGATCTGTAAAGGAATATATATATTTAAATAATTCTGGATATTTTTTTACTATTAATTCAGATGATTCTACAGTTATCATAGTAGGAGTAATAGTGCCGTTAGCACTTTTTACAGTATATTCTCTATAAACTGGTTTATAATTAATAGGAAACCCGCAAAAATATTCTACATCTTCTTTATTCTCATCATCACCAGCTTGCACATCATCATCATCATCATCTTCTTGCACATCTTCTGCTTTCACCTCATTTTTTTTATTCTTCTTTTTATCTTTTTTTTCATCCTTCTTTTTTTTTTTTTTTTTTTTTTTTTTTTTTTTTTTTTTTTTTTTTTTTTTTTTTTTTTTTTTTTTTTTTTTTTTTTTTTTTTTTTTTTTTTTTTTTTTTTTTTTTTTTTTTTC